TTGAAAAATAAGTGTAACAAAAATATAAGGTTTTATTTGTGAGTGTCAACGAACAAATAAAAGTCAATGTTTACATTGACAATAGTAAAAGGGTCAAAAAATGACACTGTAACTTATATAAATATATTGTAACAAACAATAGATATTTTGCAAAAAATGAAGTTGTTCGTTATATAAATAATAATGTAGAGGAATAAAACATTCATTCATTTTTAGAGAGGATTAGATATATGAATACATTTGATTTGCTTATCAAGACCAACAGACATGATTTTTCTATGACTGAAAAAGAAAAGAAACAGTTTAGAAGTTCAACTGTATGGCAAGACCATAGACTAAAGATTTTCAACAATCAAAAAGGTTTAGATTATATTACAAATGAACCTTTACAAGACGATTGGAACTGCCATCATATCATTATGAAAAATACAGAATATACAAAGCTTGACAATCCATTTGTAGCTTTGAATTACAATATTCACAAGAAAGTTCATGATTTGTTCAATAGTTATTTTGACGATAAACAAGGCTGGCAAGAGTTCAAAGACATTCATGGTTATAAAGATAGCAGATTTTTGAGACTTTATGAAGTATTAGAAAAAATGTTTGCTTTGAATGACGATATTGAACCAGTTTTGTATCAGAATAGAATTGAATATACATTAGTTGATAGTCAAAACAAATTTAGAAACTTTGAATTAGCCAAACAATACAAATATCCAGTCAATGATAAAGGTTACTTACAGTGGAATCATAACTACATACCAGCTGAATATCCACAAGACTCTGTTGCTTGGATTCAGTATATGGCTAAAATAAATAATACAAAAGATAAGAATACTATATTATTATTGTTAGAACTTCGTCATGTAAATCTATATAGCAGTTATAAGAACTTTAGAAACAATCCTAAGATTAGACAAGAAACAAAACGTGCTTGCAGAAAAGAATTAGAAAAAACTACTGAAATGATTAGAAAATACTTTATATAAATAATATGTAACTAAAATTTACTGTTCATTTTTGTTTATCCTCCTAAAAAGAAAATCCAGTTGGCTATGTGAGTCACTGGATTTTTTATTTTATTTACCAAATATATCAGTTGAAGTAGGATGTTTTCGTTTTAGAATTTCTACAATTTCTTTTAGTAGTTTTTCTATGTTTTCTAGTTGTTGTTCTGTTGAGGTCTTTGGAATTTGTCCATCATCTCGCAAAGAAGTTTCAACCTCTCTAACTTTCTTTTCCAATTTTGTTTTTGCCATGATTTTTCATCTCCATATATGTAGTGTAATACTTCGTGGTCTTTTCTATTCAACATTACTTGGTGTTCTTCGTCAAATATATCATAGTGATTTACATCTAAGTCTAAGTGATGACAATTAGCACCTTTTAGTAATTTCTTTTCACTAATAAATGAAATCTTTTGTTCTTTGATTAGTTTTTCTCTAAACTCTTTCCATTCTTTAGTTTTACGAACTTTATCTTTTATATCAGAATTTTTACTCATAATATATTTATTACAAAAATAAAACCCTTATAGAGTTTGTTCTATAAGGGTTATTATTATAGGTTTATGTTTAGATTACTTGACGTAGAACATTACCTGAGCACGAGGTTCAACGCAACCAGCAAGAGTAACGATATCCCAACGAGTGTCATCAGTCATATTACGTAAGTCAACCAATCTGTTCTGGTGAACGATAAGACCTTCAACATCAGGTGTCTTTTCATATTCTGCACCTGCAGCATCAAGCTTGTCAAGTGTTTCGAATTCATAAGCACCATCAGCACGGATAATACCAGTGAAATACTTACCTGCAGCAGCAGTATCAGTGTTACCTGTTACAGCGGAAACAGCAGCGAAAGAAGTTCCGTCTTCCTTAGCAATTTCACGAGTTCCACCCTTAGTAATATCCTTAGCACGAACCTTTACAACTGCGGTTGCACCAGTAGCAGTAACTGCTTCAAGAACAACGAATACCTGGTCCATAGAGGTTGGGTCACCAACAGTATCACAAGCCTTTACACCTTCAATGAAGATAGGAAGTGCCTTAGGAATAACCTGACCAGAAGTCAAACCAGAAAGTGTCATATTCCAAACGTTTTCATCTTCACCGTTTACTGCCATAGCAGAAACCTTACCAGCCTTGATAGCATTAGAAGTTGCTTCAGAAACGTTTACAACAGGCATCCAACGCTGTGCACGATATTCTGCACCGTGGAAACGACCAAGCAAGCCCTTAGAATACATATCAGGAGCATCAACTGGAACGAATTGCTGACCATTAGAAGTCAAAATTGCTTCAACATTAGGGTCAACGAAACCATAAAGGTCTTCAGTAACAACACTAGACAAGTGACCAGATGCCTGAGAAAGTGGAGTGAAACCAGAACCAATGAATGCAGTTCCAACCTTACCAAGGTCATTTTCAATAGCCTTACGAACTACACCCTGGATAAGTTTCTGACCATTTGGCTTAGCAATTTCATCTTCCCAGTCTTCAACGTCTGTGACCTTTTCAATTGCGTTAGTAGAAATCAAAACGTGCCAAGGGTCAAGTGTAAGAGTAACTGCACGTTCAGCGATAGCAATCTTGTCACCATCCTGATAAGCAAGACGGTTTACAGCATCACCAGTGTCACGAACATAGAACTTATATTCCTGACCGTTATTCTTGTCAGCAATCTGATTCTTGAAATACTTCTTAGAACCAACTGTCAAGAAAGCACCTGCTTCTGCAGCACGAATAGCAACCATAGTTGCAAGTTTGTTAGTAATAAAAGAATTTGGCATAATTATTATTCTCCTTGGTCAATAGACCACTATTTATGATATTTGTTTTTTGTTTTCAATTTATGAAGTATTTGATTAGGGTCAAATACAGGTTTAGAATCTTTAGTATCTTCTGATTTTGTGACTGAACCAACTACTGGAATACTAGGTTTTGCTTTTACTTCTGTTTCTTGTGAAATAGTATTATTAGCAGCAACTTCAGCACGTTTCTTCATTTCTTCACGAGCATACTGAACTCTCTGAGCCAACTTATCCATAGCATTATATTTGCCAAATGGTGAACGTTTAGAAAGAACTTCATTTAGATATTCAGGTGAACTAATAAGAATTCTTGTAACCAAAGGAGAAATATCACAATCATCTAAGTAACTTAGAATAGCACCTTCAGGGTCATACGTATCTAACTTTTGCAAGAATGACTGACCATTTTGCTGAATAATAGCCTTGAAAATTTTCTGTTCTTTTTCGTCTGGAAAACATTCAGCAATACGCTTATTATTCAATTCATCATATTCTGCTAGTTGTTCAGATTTGATTTCTTCCTGATTTCTTGCTAATTCACGTTGCTTATCTTTATAATCTACTGCGTAGTCAAGATATTCCTGTGTATTACCTTTGAAATCTTCTAGCTTCAAGCCTTTATACTTCTTGATTTCTTCTTCAAGTTCTTTATTACGCTGTTCAAGACGTTTGATTTTTGCCTGTTTCTTTTGGAAAGCATAGTCAATCTGTTCTTGTTTAGTGTAATGTGGCTTCTTATCAACTTTGGTTTCTTTTTCAACTGGCTGGGTTGTTTCTACCTTAGTTGTATCTGGGGTTTTTTCGTTATTATCTTTTTCTGTATTTGTGTCAGAAACCTGATTTGTCCCAGTTGCAACGGTTTCTTCTTTTACCTCTTCTGCTTTGGTTTCAACTTTAGCCTCGGTTTCAACTTTGTCAGTGTTGGTATCAGATTTGCCAGCATACTTTTCATATACTGCATTGACCTTATCTGTATTCATCATAATAGATGTTTCCTATTGACCAGGGTATTTGAAAAATGTTTTGAACAATAGCCCTGTTCCATTGTTCTCATATAAAATTAGTAGTGGAGCCGATGCGAATCGAACGCATCCATCAACTTTGCAAAAGTCAATCGCCTACCTTGGAACATGCGGTCCCATATAAAATGAGTGTTATCTTTCAAACACCCATATAAAATTAGTATTTAGAAATATGGTAATTTACTGGTAGTTCATAATACATATTTGGAAGTGCAAGTCCGTTACCAATTTCATACATGTTAGTTACAGAAGTAACACGCCACGTATAACCATTCATGAATACTATGCCAGCAGGAACACCAACATTACTAGAATACCATAATCTTTCTTTTTCATCAACAGGGCAAGTAAATGCACATACTTGTAAATAAGTTGGTGAATTATAGAAGTTACCTTCTAAGTGTTGTGGAATGATAGCCTTCAAACCAAGTTGACCTATATTTCTAGTTCCAACTGAGAACATAGCAAATTGTGTTAGATATACATCAGGATTTGTATGACCACCACCATGTTCATCATTTCTATACATAGAACCATTGAAATCAGCTCTTACTGGAAAGTTTGTTTCACCACCAAGTTGGTGGAATGAAATAACTTTAGGTGAACCTGCAGTCCCTAATATGATTTGAATATCAGACCAATTTGCTTCAAGTTTCTGCAATACGTTCGGTCCTTTATTGCCTTCATATACATAATTGTGAGATTGTTCATCTGTGTCAATGTTAGTTCTGTCAATGATAATAAAGTGATTAGGTAACATACTAGTATTATTTACCCATTTACCAACTACATGTGCGTTTGCGTAATCTGAAGATAAATGATGACCAAATCCTGCTGGATCATTTACAAATACATTATTTGTCAATTCAAAATCAATATTATTTGAAGCATTACTTTTACTCAAAATACCTCTGTAAATAATACAATTTTGTATTACTGGTTTTACTATTCCTGCATTTATAGTTGTAATATCACATTTTTCAACTGTGCAAGTTGTTGCATTATTGGTGCAAACAATAAATGGATATAATTGTGAATTTTCTGCTATAATACTATCAACATCGAGTAATTTGTTTACTGAGTCGTCAAATTTTGTATTCTTTACATTTAGATTATGAATAAGTGTATCGACTCCATAATTTAGACGAACGATAGAATTTTCAAGTGTTACTTCATTTATTTCTAGTCGTGCATTACTAATAACTACATTAGAGTTGTTATATACATGCAGTGTATTAGCATACGGCATAGTAAGTGTGCCAGAACAATTATCAAGATTTACAGCATCAGAAATAGCATTATAATTGCTAAATACTGCATTTTTATAAGTTACTTCATTTCCCCAAGTAAAAGTATAACTAGAATCAACAGTTCTACCTTTGAAATCTACAACTCTATTTGCTAACTGATTACGAAGAATCATCCATTTAGAAGTAGTAGGGAAGTCTTCAATATCAAATATATCATTGTTTCTTACAGTTATTGTACCAAAATCACACGAATCACTGAACATACTTTCAGTTAGTTTACAATTCTGGAAATAACACATACCAGTTATTTTCTTGACTGCGTTGATTTGACAATTATCAAGATATACATCAGGTAATTCATACTGACAGTCAATTATAATTCCTTCAAAATCACGATGATTAGAATTTATAATACTATCGACAATCAGTTTGTAAGAAGGATTGAAAATACAATTGGTTGAGTTTACACCCCAAGAAGTTTTTACAACGGGTCCAGTAATAGTAAATACTGCCTTATAACTTGCATTTGTATAAACATCAAGATAAGAAGTATCATCAGTAACAGTAATAGTTGAACTTGTTCCTGTGTTACCAAATATTTTTGTTTCTTGTGCAAAGATAGCACCATACAAGTTTATACTATTTATCTTATACCAAGTTAGTCCATCATTTGCTGGGAAATAAAGTGGTAAACCAACAGACTGTGCATAAGTATTAGCATAACCAATCTGAAGTGACATAACATCAGTAGCATCTGAAATAGAATCAGCACCAAATACACCGAAATGACGAACGTCAATTCCATTTGCACCAAATGTGTTTACAAGTTCCCATCTACCAGTAGATATAGTAGCAACTTTGATAACAGAACCACCATTATCACTTTCAATAGAAGAAGAATTCCAAATATACATTACTTGTGGTTTATCGCCAATAACATTATAACCACCTAAAATAACTACTTTACTATTATCTCTAGTAGTAATAGTATTAGGGTCTAATGCACGTAAATCAGTAATGTTATTTACTAACTGGAATGTAGTGGAATCAACATTTATACCATAAACATCCCAAAGATTATCACAAGAATACTGGAATAACCAGTTATCTTCATCTTCGGTCATATCACCATTACCAATATATTTTTCAAAACGAACAGTATAGTCTTTATTATCAGCTAAAAAGACTTGCCAGTTCAATTGACCAATAGTATTAGTAAAAATAGGATTATCAGACAAATTGCCTTGATTGTCATAAATGTTTTCTAATTCAGTAGTATGAAGTCTACAGAATTTTACACGACCAGCAAGAGGTTTACCATCTAAATCAAGCCAAGAATTTTTATTATCAAACTGTCGCATATTACCTCTTCAATTTTACATTAGCATTATAGTAAGAACCTAAAGAATCACTTGTAACCCAGTCACCTACATCATCAGGTGTCATTGGATAATAATACTGTCTTCCATCAGTATGCATTACAGCAATACCTAAATCAGGCAAGTATTCAATATCATCAATCCAACTAGAAGAACCACCTAAATCTAAACGTGGATGGTCATCATCCCAGTATTTAGGATTTATTTTTTCTTCATCTAATCCACGCTGAACTGCTAACAACCTTTCCATAGGTGTTTGTCCGGGCCTTTCATACTTATGAATAAGTGCGTCATGTTCTTCAGGTGATTGACGATATGCAGCATCTTTAGCATAAGGGTTCAGCAACATATTTCTTGTTGCTTTACCTAATCCATGTCCATTACCAAAATCCATATTAGATTACTCCCAATGCTTCTTTAGCAATATCATATTTCTTTTCTTCTATTTCAACTGCTTCTTTAGCCAATTCAGATTGTTTATCAGCAATATCAAGTTGAATATCTACACCTTGTTTTTCTGCTTCTAATTCAAGTTTAGCAGTTTGAAGTTTCATACTATCTTGATGCTTTGCTAAGTCAATCATATTCTTTTCTCTACTATTTTGTAGTTCAAGTGCCATAGCTTGTGCATTCAACTTCAACTGTTTATTTTCATTATCAAGCATTTCAAGTTGCTGCATTGCATTATCAAGTGTAGCCTTCATTTGTTCAAGTTCATGAATAGCAACTGGGTCAGTAGGCTGTTCAGAAACTAACTTCAAATTCTGTCCTAAGTTAGCAATAATATCAGATTTTACACCTTCAACATAATCACTATCAATAGTATTACACATGTGAACTGCAACAAGTGGCTGCATTTCAGCTGGCATCAACTGTGCTACAGCATTTAGTTCTTGACGATGCTTCAAATTATTTGTAATAACATCAGGTCCATTTTCTAGTTCAAATGGAATATCAGTTGCATTATTCAATAGTTCTACAATAACTTTACCAATAGTTCTATTTGCTTTATAAGCATTATCATAGAATACAGCTACATTTGACTGTTTATTATTATTTTGAATAAGAATTTCAGTAGCAGTCTTGTCTTGGTCACCAATAATACCTGCTAATGGAATACCAATAACATCTGCAATTAGATTACGTGTATTAGTAATAACTGCACTTAGGTCACCTGTTTCAAAACTTTCACGAATAACTTGTGGAATGTCGGCACCTTGGTTATACATGATGACTGAACCATCTTCGTCTTCTTTCTTTTCATAATACTTATCAAGGTTTTGAGCAGCTTGTGTAGACATAATGACATTAGCCTTGATAGAACGATTTGCTCTTTCCATCAAAGTAGAATATGCAATGTTTAGACCAAGCTGAAGTGACCAAGTCTTATCTACAATACCAGCATATTTTACACCTTTAGTATCATATTTTTCATAACCAGCAAAACGAACAATAGGAATATGTTTGATAGGTAATTCAATAGCTTCAACTACATAGTTACCACAAATCTTGTAATAGTCAACTGTTCCATTTTCATTCTTTACATAGTAAGAAACAATCTGAATACAATCAGTCAAATTCTCCCATTGGTCAATACCTTGGAAGTTCATTTTAGGCTGATTTTCAGGAAACTTATAAGGAACTACATCTTCACCATAAAGACGTTTTGCTTTAGAAAGTGAAATATAGTTTACAATAGCACCTTCTTCAGCATCACTACAATCAACTTTTTCACACATAGGGTCAATAGCAACTGAGCCCTGTCTATTGATGAATTCTGCAACAATCTTAGGTTCACCAGTAACTTCATCAGTAACAGTAGTAATAACAATATAACCTGCACCGCAAATAACTGCTCTAGTCAATGCTTTCTTTAGTTCAAATTTTATATCAGCATCTGCTTCAATACTATTGATATATTCTTGAACTTCTTCTAATCCTAAACGATTAGATAATTCAATATGCCAAGGTGACTGTGTATAAGGTGACACAATGGCATTTGCTAAAACAGACCAGTCAGAGAAATGAAGACAGTATTTACGTTTACCAGTTCTCAAATATGTCTTTCTTACTTGGTCAGTCCAAAAATTACCATTGAAACTTTCTAAGTCACTAATCTGCTTTGTAACTTGACTAGAAAACTTTGAAGAACTCTTCTTCAAAAAATTTCTACATTTTTCAATTATTTCATCTGTATTATCAAGCATCTATAATACCTCTATAAAAATTAGTTTTCATTTCTTGTTATTTGTTTTCCAGTCATTTTTCATCAAAAAATAAAGAACCTAATAACAAAATAATAGCAATGAATAAAACGGTTGTTAGAAATATAAGGAATTCTGTCATATTATTTATGTTCTTTATTTGTTACACTTATTTTTCATTTGATATAATATGGTATATAATACAATATATTATTTGAAAAAGAAAGGTAACAAATTATTTGTTTTCTTTATCTTTGTCTTTGTCTTTATTTTG